TAAAAACCACACGGGTTACGAAACAATTCGTTTCCATGACCCAGACAACGTAGTGCCACGGGCTGAATTAGAAGCATTAGTAGTCGAAAAAACAAAGATTATTATTGAAGGCGGCAAGGCTCGTCGGTCTGATATGTTAAGGCAAGAACGTAACCGCCGCCTTGCAGAAACAGATTGGTGGGCGAACTCAGACCTTACCATGACCGCTGAACAAACAGCCTACCGCCAAGCCCTTCGTGACATCACTGATAGCTACACATCGTTAGAAGATGTTGTTTGGCCTACGAAACCATAACCCCAAGCCATAAAGGAGAAACAAACAATGGCTATTACAACAACTTGGACTGTAAATGATATGCAGCGCACAGATGCAGACGGTGGTGTATTCCTCGTCTACTGGTCGTGCGTTGCCTCGGACGGCACATACTCTGCCACTGAGGGCGGGAAGCTGCGCTGTGAGCCAGACCCCTCCGCACCGGGCTATATCGCCTACGCTGATCTAACTGAAGCCGATGTGCTTGGTTGGGTCTACAACAGCTTGATCGAAGGTGATGAAACCGCCGATGAAGCGAAGGCTCGTATCGAAGCAAACCGCACTGGTAAAGTGCAGGGCCAGATCGACCGTGCAAACACAACCGCTTCAGGAACCCCTTGGAGCTAACCTCAACTCAAACATAGGAGATCACGATGGCTGAGAAACAAACAAAAACCATTTCGATCAACGGCACAGAATACACTGAAGACCAACTTACAGATCAGCAAAAGGTGATGATTAACCACATCGCCGATCTAGACCGCAAGATTGGGTCTGCCCAGTTTAATCTGGACCAACTGCAAGTCGGCAAGGATGCTTTTGTAAACATGCTGACAGCTTCTCTTGAGGTACAACCAGAAGCAGAATAACTTCAATAATAAGGACGCTTTATGAGCAAAAGAAAATCTCGTTATGCTGAAAAACCTAACAACGTTCACCGTATTGGTTTCCATGTTATTCCTAAGAATGGGAAGCAGGAGATATTACTAAGAGCAATTAAGTCTAATCCAATTACAGTTACAATTGGCTGTGCTGGTACGGGTAAGACTTACTGTAGTGCAGGGACTGTAGCACAGCTATATCTTCAAGGTAAACATAAGAAGATTGTAGTTACCCGTGCTAACGTTCCTACAGGCAAGTCATTGGGACACTTCCCAGGGACTATTCAGGAAAAAATGACACCTTGGCTTTTACCTATGCTGGAGGTCTTTCAAAAGGCTTTCGGCAAAGAAAAGTACAAGTACATGATGAACAAAAACGAGATTGAGATTCAACCTATTGAGACTATTCGGGGGCGTTCCTATGAGAACGCTCTCGTCTTAGTAGACGAAGCTCAAAACTTGTCAATAGATGAGTTAAAAGCAATTACAACAAGACTAGGAGAAAACTCTAAGTTAATCTTGATGGGCGATCCTGCTCAATCAGACGTTAAAAATGGAGAAGATCTTATTAGGTTTTGTAAAGTAATTAAGAATTCAGGTATTCCAATGCCTGTTATAGAGTTTTCAGTAGATGATATTGTGCGTAGTGATATTGTTGCTGATTTAGTAAGGATGTTCATAGCAGAAAAGCTATAAAAAGCATGGGGGTGGCATAGCTGACGTTTAAGAAGAAGCCGCCCCCAATTCCCTTAAGGTAATTACTAATTATGTATTATACAGTAGAAGAAATAAAAGTAGCTATTAATGAAGCTAAGACGATAATTAACTCTCGTACTAAAGAAGTTAATGAGTATACTAGAGGTTATAATGATTGTTTTGCCTTACTTGTTGAGTATGATAAAGCACTCCGAGGAGGGAAAACTTCTTATAACTTTGATTTTGATTATTCTAACTTTATGGAATTCTTTGCAGTAATACGGCAGAGAGGCTATAAAAATTTAAAAGAACTAGCCGAAGAGGCTAACTATGAGATTATTAAAACTCTAAGGCCCCAGTTTGGTGATATTGCTTTTGAGCGCCCTACAGATAGTGGAGGTGCTGCCATGATAGCTGGAGATGGTTGTTGGGTCTCAACAACAGAACGGAATACTGGTATAACAAATAAAAGACCATTATTCTTTTTAGAAAGAAAACTTTTGCTACTAGCAAGACCCTTAAGGAGCAATCAATGAATTATTACTATGGTGGCGCAGAGATCTTAGCGCCCTTTTCAATTACTTCCAATGAACCTATGTTTGATGTAGATACAGTATCATTAAAGAAACAAAGGGCAAGCCAAGAAGTACAGCGATGGGAACTTTCCTTTTCAACGCTTAACTCAGGGGATCCTTCCGAATCTCTTTTAGATACTCTTGTTGGATTTGATGACGCAAAAACAATGGTTATGCCTCAGTTTAAAGAGGTTTTTGACTCAACAACTTGTTCCGCTAATCCAGAAGTACTAAGTAATGTTTCTTCAGGGGAAACAACTGTTACATTGGATAGAACAACTGCCGCAGGAGTTATCCCTAAAGGAAGCTTTATTAAGTTCTCTAATCATACTAAGATTTACATTTTAGCTACAACAGCTAATCTAGACTCCGCAACTAACCCTGTTGTTACAATTTATCCTTCTTTGGTTAATGATGTTCCCGCAGAGGCTACAATGAACATTCTCTCTGACTGTATAATTAGTTATTACCGGGATGTTACTGATGTTCGAGGGTTAACTTTTACTGATGGTAGGCTTTCTAACCTTGGGACAATCAATTTAGTGGAAGCCTTGTAATGAGAAATTTTAGTCAGACAGTACAAGATATTATTGATAGTGGAAATATTAAATTCTTTTATTTGATTGATTTATACTTTAATAGCACCTACCATCTAACAAGTTATTCTCGAGATATCGATTATGGCGGGAATACCTACACCTCAGACGGAGGTCTTTTTGAAATCGATACTCCAAAGCTTTCTTCTATTATTGATAGGGAAGCTTACAAAGTAATTGTTGCAGATCTAGATGATGCTATGCTAGCAGACATTCGAGCAAACGTTGTAGGTAAGGACATTACTGTTCGGCTAGGTTTTATAGACCCTGATACAAACCAACCTCTGTTGGAACCTCAAAATATTTTATATGTATACAGGGGATTTGTTGATAGTCCAGAGGTAGTTAACAACTGGGAATCTAAACTGGCATCTATTGAAGGCACTTCTCCTATGGCAGATCTAGACATGGTAAATAGTTACGTTACCTCCCGGGATAGCCTAAAACAAAGAAATAATAACGATACTTCTTTTGATGAGATTTATGATAGTAGTGAACTAGATTTAAAGTGGGGTAAAGTATAATGGGTATTGATCCTGTATCAATTTTTCTTTTTGTTGCCTCTACAGCTTATCAACAAAATCAACAAAAGAAAATGAAACAAAAGATGGAGGCGGAAGCTGAGAAGCGTAAAGGCTTTAAGTTTTCTGCCTCTGGCACTGTAGAACACCTACCTGTTGTCTATGGTAAACAAGTTATTGGTGGTGTCCAAACCCTCCATAAGACACGGCATAACTACACTAATTCAACTCAAGAGGGTGATGTATTTAAGGCAGGTTCTTGGGACGGGAATAGAGGTGGCTCTAAAAATGAATTTCTTTTAGTTCAGTCTGCGCTATGCCAAGATGGTATTGAGTCCTGTCAATATGTAAAAGTAAATGATAAACCTTATAATCACGTAGAAAAATCTATTGACAACGATCAAGGTTCCGATAGCTCCCCTTATGACAACATAATCTCCGTTAAGAGTACCGGAGGATCGGCTAATGCTCTAGCTACAGCTAACGGTATTGCCTCTACAAATGTCTTTACAGATGCAGCTAACGCTACAGCTATTTATAGATTAAATCGTGATCAACCACAATATCAAGGAGTTCCTTCTAATTCGTTCTTCGTACTAGGACGAAAAGTTCGAGATGTTGTAAACTCAGGCGGAAGCTATGTACTCTCTAGTAACTATAGTTACTCAAACAACCCTGCTCTTTGTCTTTTAGATTATCTTCTTGGTTCTTTTGGTCGGGGTCTCGATGTAACAGAAGTAGATCTTTATTCTTTCTATAAGGCTTCTCAGATTTGCAGTCAAGTCGTTACTACTGGACGGACTATCGGTGGCAGAATAAATGGCGTTAAACCTATCAAAGAACTATCTACATTAAGTGTTTTCCCTAATACGGGCGATAGTGATTTTATTTACAAGGCAGAAGATACGGGGATATTCTACAATTGGAATGGTTCTTCCTACACTACTACAACAGTTCCTACTAGAGACATTCCATTATATGAATGTAATATCGCACTAGACAGCGAAGCTACTGTTAGAGATAACATCGAAGAAATTATGAATACAATGGGTCTGGCGGAGCTAATCTGGACTTCTGAAGGTAAGTATAAGCTTATCCTAGACTACCCTAGCTCTCAATCTGCTTTAGAAGCTCTGGTGGATACTAAGCATAACTTTGATGAAGATGATATTATAAGAGAAACAGTTACTCTTTCATATCCTGCGGCTAATGATCGTTTTAATAGGGTTACTGTTCGATTTGATAATGAACACGAGGACTTTAAAGAAGACTCTATGAGTTGGCCTGATCTAAATGGTTCAGTACATACTCAGTATCTTTCTGAAGATAATCAACAACCAATGACCACAGACCTTTATTTAAAAGGTATTACAGATCCTTATCATGCATTAGCAAAAGCAGAGCAAATGGTTCGACAATCTCGAACTATGCACTACTTAACTTTTACAGTGGGTAAGTCAGGGTTGTCATTAGAACCTGGAGACTTTGTTAAAGTAAACTTACCTCAGTCTGGTATTTATAATGATATTTATCGTGTTGAGAGTATAACAATTGCAGCAGATCTTACTGTAGAGCTTAAATGTTATTACTTTGATCATACCGCTTTGGCTTGGAATATTAATGATG